ATAAAAGTAAAATTATTAAAAGATGGAGAAGACATCTCCAGCCATACCGCTACGAATACTTACAAGACTCTCCAGGACGTCTTAGGTATAGATTTCAAAACATTCAGTCAATTAGTTTATCAAAATACTAATAGTAGTTTGCAATTCTTAACTGCTACGGATACTAACAGGAAGAAATTCTTAATTGACTTGCTACATCTAGAAGAATATGTGGTATTGTTTGAGATATTTAAAGAAGCATCTAGAGAAGCTAATGCTAAGATCACTGAGATTAACGCAATTATAGCAACTATTGAAAAATGGTTAAGAGACAATAAATTGGCAAGTACTACCATACTTCCAATGTTAAATTTAGAAATTGATACAAATGAAGACGAAGAGTCTTTGCGTTCTTTATTATTAGAATTTGAAAATATTTCGGAAAAAAACAAAACTATTAGAAAAAATAATAGTTACCAAGAGTTATTTAAGCAGATAAATATTAATGAAGCGCACGCACTAAAAGCTAGTAAAATACTATCGTATGACACTTTACAAACTGAGGAAGGCAGCTTTAAGGCTTCTATAGCTGGATCTAATAAACTGTTAGAAAAGATGAAAAAATTAGGGGATAGTTGCCCCACCTGTGAGCAGACAGTAGATTCTCAATTTAAAGATAACTTGATACAAGCTGAATTAGATAACATAGAGAGGTCAACAGAAAAACGTGGCAACGCATCTAGAGAAATTAAAAGAATTAAAGCTAACAACATTGAATACAACACTAAAGTTAGTATTCAAAAAGATTGGGAAGATTTGTATAGTCGTATCAATCATAGCTTACCAAGTATCCAAGTGGACGGTGATAAGCTTAGTCTTCGCATCGAAGACCTTCGCACAAGAATTCATGAGGCTCAAGGAAAATTGGAGCTTATCGCAAAGGGCAACGAAAAACGAACTAGAGACAACACACGAATACAAATCATACTTGAACAGACAGAAAGTTTTAAGGCAGAACTTAAAGCAAGCACGACAGAGTTAAATAAGCACGCCAGAGTATTCATTAACCTAGAGATACTTAAAAAAGCCTTCAGTACAAACGGGCTATTAGCGTATAAAATAGAAAATTTAGTTAAAGAACTAGAGGAGTTAGTTAATACTTATTTAGCTGAGTTTTCTGATGGTAGATTTACACTTGAATTTGTAGTCTCAAATGACAAATTAAACGTACAAATAACTGATAATAGTAAAATAGTAGATATTCTAGTATTATCTTCAGGGGAATTGGCTAGAGTCAATACTGCAACATTGATTGCAATTCGTAAATTAATGAGTAGTATTTCTAAGTCAAGAATTAACGTATTATTTTTAGACGAAGTAGTTAGTGTATTAGATGATTTAGGTAGAGAGAAGATGGTAGAGATTTTAACTCAAGAAGAAAACCTAAATACTTATGTGGTCAGTCATGGATGGACACACCCACTACTAAATAAAATAGAAATAGTAAAGGATCAAAATACAAGTAGGTTAGAACAATAATGGTAGATTCAAGAGCAAAAGGTGCGAGAGGCGAGTATCTAGTAAGGGATATGTTGCGTGAATACACAGGTTTAAAGTTTGAGCGAGTGCCTTCTTCGGGAGCACTAGAGTATTTAAAGGGGGATCTTTATGTCCCCCATGCAAAAAATCATTACTGTATAGAAGTAAAAAACTATTCAGAGTCCCCCTTAACAGATAGAATGTTTACCGCTGAAAAAACTAATAATCTTATTAGGTGGTGGAAGAAACTACTACTACAAGCAGATATGGGAGATCAGCAACCCCTATTATTCTTTAAGTATAATAGGTCTAGAGTATTTGTAGCAACAGAACATGAACCAAAGAAATGCAAGTATATGTTTATTTCTTGGTTAAATTGCTATGTACTATTGGCAGAGGACTGGTTAAAATCAGAACAAATAGAGTTCATACAAAATGGCGTTTAATTTCTCAAAGTTACTAGAAAAAGATACGGATTCAGTATTAATAGTAGACTCGTTAAACTTAGCTTTTCGATGGAAACATCAAGGAAGAACTGACTTTTGCGAAGAATATATAAGAACTGTAATATCTCTAGCTAATTCGTATAAAACTGATAATATAATCATTACTTCAGATTTAGGTACGTCTAGCTATAGAAAAGCTATAAGTGCTGATTATAAACAAAATAGAAAAGATAAATACAAGGATCAGACAGACGCGGATAAACAAGCGTTTGAAGACTTCTTTAAAGAGTACGAAAGAACTTTAGTACGTTTAGAGAAAGATTATCCGGTACTAAGATTTCAAGGCGTAGAAGCAGATGATATTGCCGCTTACTTAGTTAAATATAGAGATAAGTACAATTTTGGAAACATATGGCTAATCTCTAGTGATAGGGATTGGGACTTATTAATACAAGATGGTGTGTCCAGGTTCTCTTTTGTTACGAGAAAAGAAGTAACTGTAGATAACTGGTCAGAGCATTATGACGTAGATAGAGAGAACTACATCTCATATAAGTGCTTAGTAGGCGATAAAGGAGATAATGTTGCAGGTATTACAGGGATTGGGCCTAAGAGGGCAGTTAGCCTTATAAAAGACCTAGGAAGTGCATATGATATTTACGATGTATTACCCCTGGACAGTAAGTATAAACATATTCAAGAGTTAAATGCTAATGGTGAGGTATTACTTACAAATTATCAATTAATGGATTTAGTAACATATTGTGATGACGCAATTGGATCTGATAATATATCAGAGATAGACCGGAGACTTATAAATGGAGATTAGGTACAACAGGGATAAATATTTATCGGAGTTTAGTATAAAAACTCTGACCGATAGATATATGATAGAAGGTGAAAAATCCCCTCAAGATGCTTTCGCACGAGCTGCTAAAGCTTTTTCAGATGATGATGCGCACGCTCAAAGATTATATGACTATGCTAGTAAGCTATGGTTTATGTTCTCTACCCCCGTTTTAACAAATGGAGGTACTGACAGAGGTATGCCTATAAGTTGTTTTTTAAACCATGTAGAGGATAGCAGAAGAGGTATAACATCACATTATACTGAAAATGCTTTTTTATCCTCAGTAGGTGGAGGTATTGGAGGTAACTGGAGCAAAGTCAGAGGTGTAGGTTCTTCAACCAGTAATGGCTCTGAAAGTACGGGAGTAATCCCGTTTTTAAAAGTAGTAGATGGGGAAATGTTAGCATTTTCGCAAGGAATAACTAGGAGAGGAAGCTATGCAGCTTATTTGGATATATCTCACCCAGAAGTGGAGGAGTTTCTTGATATTCGTAAGCCAACTGGAGGCGATATTAATAGAAGGTCTATTAATTTGCACCACGCTGTTGTTATTACCGATGATTTTATGCGGCTAATTGAAGGCGCAACACGAGAAGAACACTTTAATGATGACTGGGATCTAATAGACCCTCACACAAATGAGGTAGTTAGCACTGTATCTGCAAAAACACTTTGGGTAAAACTTATACAAAATCGCGTAGAAACTGGCGAACCTTATATAATGTTTAAAGATACAGTTGATAAAGGCGTTCCAGAGTTCCAACGTGATTTAGGTTTAGAAGTACACCACTCTAATTTATGTTCAGAGATTACACTAGCCACAGATGTGGACAGGACTGCAGTATGTTGTCTATCAAGTGTAAATCTAGAAGAATATGATGAGTGGAAAGACGATGAGTTATTTATCCCAGACTTAATCAGAATGCTTGATAATGTATTAGAATATTTTATTGCAAATGCTCCTCAAGAATTGCACCGAGCAGTATACAGTGCTAAACAAGAAAGGAGTTTAGGTTTAGGGGCTATGGGATTTCATGCACATTTGCAAAGGCATAGCATACCATTTGAGTCTGCTATAGCAAAAGCAAAAAACAGAAATATGTTTAGAAGCATAAAGGAGAAAGCATATGCAGCGACAAAGTTACTGGCAGAAGAACGGGGAGAATGTCCCGACGCTGTTGGGTATGGTATTCGTAATTCCCATTTATTGGCTATCGCTCCTAACGCTAGCAGTAGTATTATTTGTGGTAATACTAGCCCAAGCATTGAACCCTACCGCGCTAATGCTTTTGTTCAAAAAACTAAAACAGGTAGTAGTCTCCTCAAAAACGAATACCTAGAGCATTGTTTAGATGATTTGGGTATGAATACCGAAGAGATTTGGCAAGACATTATTATACATGATGGATCAGTCCAGCACCTAGAGTTTTTAGACCAAGACACAAAAGATATTTTCAAAACTGGAGTAGAGTTAGATCAGAAATGGCTAATAGAATTTGCGGCTGATAGACAGGAGTATATCTGCCAGAGTCAGTCTCTTAATCTGTTCTTCCCCGCCAATGTTTCAAAGCAAGAACTCCACGCAGTACATATGATGGCGTGGAAAAAAGGAGTAAAAACTTTATATTATTGTAGAAGTGAGGCTATAAAACGTCCAGATAAGGTGTCTGATGAGGCTCTTAGACAGTATATATTCGATTCAATTTCAGACGAGGCGTGTTTAGCGTGCGAGGGTTAAAATGGGACTATTAGACGAACGAAGTTACTACAAACCTTTCAATTACCCATGGGCATTTGAAAAGTATAAACTACAACAACAGATGCATTGGCTTCCTAGTGAGGTTAATTTGGCTGATGATATAAGGGATTACAAAGAGAAATTAACAGTAGGAAATCGAAAGTTAATTACTCAGATTTTTAGGTTCTTTACTCAGGCAGATGTAGATGTTTGTGCGGGTTATGCACAACATTACCTCCCTATATTTAAGCAACCAGAAGTGCGTATGATGCTCGTTTCTTTTGCTTCTATGGAAGCTGTGCATCAAGAAGCGTACTCTCTATTACTAGAAACTTTAGGGTTTCCAGATGAAGAGTACCAAATGTTTTTAGAATATAAAGAGATGGTAGATAAGCATGAATATTTAAGTCACTTTGGGACAAGAAACCCCACAGACTTAGCAAAGACCATGGCTATCTATTCTGCTTTTACAGAAGGAGTTCAATTATTTAGTAGCTTTGCGATACTCTTGAATTTTCCTAGGCATAACTTAATGAAGGGAATGGGTCAGATAGTTACCTGGTCTGTTAGAGATGAGAGTTTGCACGTTGAAGGGATGACACAATTGTTCCGTACTCTTATTAAAGAAAACCAGTATGTATGGAATGATGAGTTAAAGTATGAAATATACTGCGCTGCGGAACGAACAGTAGAACTGGAAGACGCTTTTATTGATCTATGCTTTAAGGATGCTGAAGTACCTGATTTAACATCCGAAGAAGTAAAAGAGTATATCAGATATATTGCTGATAGACGTTTACTTGGTTTAGGTATGAAAAAGATATTTGGAAGTACCACTAATCCTTTAACATGGCTTGATTATATGTTAAATGGGGTAGAGCATACCAATTTCTTTGAAAACAGAGCTACAGAGTATTCTAAAGCCAGTACCACAGGTAACTGGAAAGATATATTTAAATAAGCAGTTTAAAGACGTGCTTAGGTCGGTCCCAAGGTAGTGGGACAGACCTAAGTACTAAACTTATCTATAAAGATGCCACATATGCGGTGAAATCCATAACAGCCGATTGACTTAATATGGAAGTATCATTATAAGTTGCCGGAAGCCCTCTAAGATATGCCCTATATTCAGGCATATTTGTAGTAGCAGGGCGATCTGATGTTGACATATATTCATCAGTCTGTCTTAAAAATCTATCTCTCTGACCACGTAAATGTAACCAAGCATCTGATAACGTAACAGCAGTAACTTCTGCTGTTTTTTCCGCATCTGTTTGTTGCCTGACAACACTCGCGTCTGTATCATATACTAGAGAAACTCCAGAATCTCGGTCCGCATCTGATACTGCTTTCCACCCCGACTCTCCAGCATGATCCACTGAATCTAGTTCTATTATTTTATTACTTTCAATTTTTGCGTACATTATCTATCTCCAAACATTGATGCACAAGTTGTGTATATCTCATAAGGTGCAAAAGTACTTGCCCCCGCTGAGGGTTGTCTTCCCATATATAAAGCGTGTAACATTTTCTGATCACATTTAATATTACCAGAAAATGAGGTATTTAAGTCATACCAATAATGTGTATCTTTATATCTATAAGTAGTATGATATCTATGTGCTGA